GATAGCAACTATTCAGAATAAAACTAAAGCAGCTATTACAGATGAACTAGGCAGGACACTTCTTACTTACATGATTAAAGATGGATTTTTAGATTTACAGAATACAGATAGAATATTACTCAAAAGTAAATTTGAAGCTTTAATCAATAAAGCATTTATAGAAGAAATTAATTCTGAAACTAATATCTGTAATGATATTCATGTAAATGTTGCTAATGATAAGTATTATACTAACTGTTATATATTTTCTAAAGGAATTGATTACACACTTAAGCCATTACATAATAATTTGCTTAAGAAAATAGTAGAACAGAAAATTGATGGCAAAACATTTAGCGATAGAATCTGGGATAATAAAAATAAAGTTGCTAAAGAAATTAAACTTGAGGTAAACAAGTTCTTAAATGGTGAAACTGATGTGAATGACATCAGTAAAGTTATAGAGAAGAAATTTAATGCGAATAGGTATAATTCTACTAGATTAGTTAGAGACTCTATAGGGAGAGTACAGGAGGGTGCTAATGAGGTATGGAGAAAACAGCATGATATTAAATATGTTTTATGGGATGCTACATTAGATAAAAGAACTTGTAGTGATTGTGGTTCATTAGATGGGAATACATATGAAAGTGATAATGCTCCAGATTGTCCTCGTCATGTTTTGTGTAGATGTACTTTGATTAGCTTAGTTGATGAAAAATGGAGACCACTTTACAGAATAGACAATGAAACTAAAGAGAAAATTAACTGGCAGAGTTATGAAGAATGGAAAAATTATAAGGTGGTTAAGTAATGAAAGAGTACAGAAAAAAAGAAACTGTAAAAGCTGAAGTATATCATGGAGTACCTGGAACTATAAATACATCATGGGGAACACAAAAAGTAACTGATGGTGATTATTTAGTTTATAGTGGTAATGAATGTTATCCAGTTAAGGCAGAAGTATTTGAAAAAACATATGAAGAAGTTAAATAAATGACTTTAAGCAATAGTCGTTAAACAGGCTTTATTTTTATGTAAAATTTTAATACTTACAGGGACTAAGGACTTGTAGGGATTGGAGGTATATATGTTAAAAAAACAATTATTAGAAAAACTTACTGGTGTTGCAGATGATGCAGATGTTAATGAAACTTTACTTGCACTAGATGAATATAAGAATTTGGGACAAGTAGACTTATCAAAATTAACTACAGATGATTATAAGAAGCTTTTAGAAACTAACCCAGTTGTTAAGGCTTATTATCAATCTTCTTTTGATAGTGCAGTTGGAACAGCAGTTACTAAGCATGATGAAAAATTCAAAAAAGAAAAGCTTCCTAAGATTATAGAGGAAGAATTAAACAAAGCAAACAATAAGAATAAAACACCAGAACAGATTGAAGCTGAAAAAGCATTAGAAGAAGCAAGAAAGTTAAGAGATGAAGTTGCTCATGAAAAGATGATTAATAAATACACTAAAATTCTTACAGAGAAAAAGCTTCCAGTAGAGCTTGTAGATTTTGTTGTAGGTGCTGATGAAGAAACAAGTAATAAAAATATTGAGTTTTTCAATGGATTATTTGGAAAAATGAAAGAACAGGATTTGAAGAATAATGCTCCGAAACCACCAAAAGAAAATGCAGGTAAAGTAGATGCCGATACACAGGCATTAATGAATGTAATGGGAATAGCTGAAGATTCAGCCCCTACAGAATAGAAAGGATGATGTATAAATGGCAAACGTATTACAATTAGTAAAGAAAACAATACCTTTACTAGATAAAATTTATAAGGCAGGAGCTAAAACTGCTATATTGGATGGAGATATCAGCTTAACAAAAGCTGGTGCTAATGCAAATTCAATTTTAATTCCTAAAATGACTTTAGATGGTTTATCTGATTATGGTAGAGATGGTTCAGGATATGATAATGGTTCTACTAAGTTAGTATTTCAAGAAAAGACTTTTAACTATGATAGAGGTCAAAAGTTCGCAGTTGATGCAATGGATAATGAAGAAACTGTTGGATTAGCTTTTGGTCAGTTAAGTGGAGAATTTATAAGAACTAAAGTTGTTCCTGAAGTAGATGCTTTTAGATTCTCTATGTATCATTCAAAAGCTGGTAATAAGAAAACTGAAAGTATTACAACTGGTAAGCAAGTAGTAGAAGCATTAAGAGTAGCAGCAAATACCATGGATGAAAAAGAAGTTGATGTAGAAAATAGAATATTATTTATTACACCAACTCTTAAAGGATTAATTGAAGATCTTGATACTACAGCTTCAAAGTTAGTATTAAATAGATTCTCAAGTATTATTGCAGTACCACAATCAAGAATGTTTACTGATATAGATTTAGTTAAACATGGTTATAAGGCAAAAACAACTTCTAAGAATATTAATTTCATGGTTATTCAGAAGCAGGCAATATTGCAATATGTTAAGCATTTGGTTAATAAAACAATCTCACCACAACTTAATCAAACAAGTGATGACTGGTTATTCTTCTTTAGATCATATCAACTTTGTGAAGCTCTTGATAATAAGCTTGAAGGTATTTATGCTTCAGTTTCTAATACAGCTTCAACAGTTAATACAACAACAGAAGGTGTAACAGTTAATTCAGAATCAGCAGGTGAATAAGCAGGTGAATAAGCATGGAAAATGAAGATTTCAATAAGAAAAAAGCTTGTTTAATCATAAGAAATTATTTGGAAGAAAATAATCTTCCTCATAATTTCACTGATGACGAAATATATGAGAAATATTATATTGCAGCAGTTCAACTTATAAGAAACTCAGAAAACTTAGAAAAAATTAGAGATGGTGTAGGAGTTAAGTCTCAAAAGCAAGGAGACAGGTCAACGACATTTGCTGATAATGTTGAAGCATGGACCATTACTGAGGATATTAAAGCTCTGCTTCCTACACCTAATAATTTTCAAGCGTGGTGATTATATGTATGTACTACACTAAGTTAATTGATGTTTATACTTATGGAAAGCATAAGAATGAATATAATGAGACAGTTAAGGGATATGTAAAATCCTTAGAAAACATTAAATGTGATGTGCAGCCATACAGTGCTGAAAAGTTAGAAAAAGATTATGGTTATAAAGTTGATTGCACTAAAAGAATTTTTTGTGATATTTATGAAGAAATTCAAGAAAGTAATATTATTGTATACAGGAATAAAACTTATAAAGTGCAAAAAATTATTGAGTGGGACAATTATTTTGAACTTATGATTGTAGAATTTGAGGTGAAACTTGATGGCTGATACTGAGGGATTTGATGAACTATTAGATTTTCTTTCGAATGCTCCACAAGAATTTAGCAATGCAGTTGATAAAGGATTAATGAATACTGGAGTTATGGCAGAAAGTGATATAAAGTCTATAACTCCAGTTGGGGTTTATCCTAAAGGCAGTGGAAGAACTGGAGGGACACTTAAAAGAAATTGGACTCATACTGATGTTGAGTCTACAAGTGGAGATAAAAAAATAACTGTAGGTAATCCAGTTGCTTATGCTGAACATGTTGAAAATGGTCATAAGACTGTTAGTGGTTATGGATTTGTTGAAGGTAGACATATGGCTAAAGATGTTATGACTATTTATGAGGATAGAGATGTATTGAGTAAAAATATACTTGATGAATTAGAAAAAATAAAGTGAGGTATTTTAGTTGAAGTTAAAAGACATCCAAAGAGCATTAACTAAGCTTATTGGAGATATTGAAGAATTTAAAGATTTTGATATTATTTCAGGAAGCAATAACGGATTTTCAGACATTGAAACACCAACTTTTATTGTTAATGTAAGGGGGATAGGTACAAGTAATTATATTGATTATAAACATAAAGTTGTAAATGTAACTATCTACTATGTAAATAAAGAATATGACCATGTTGAGTGTATGGATATTCAGGATAAGTTAGAAGATCTAATCGGTGTTAGCTTAAAGGTTAATGACCGATTTTTTACAGTTGAAAATATTGACTGGAATGAACAGGATTTTTTGCAGTGTGATTTTACACTTAAATTCAATGATTCTAGCAATATTAATAAGAAAACATATTCCAAGATGGAAAAATTGGATATTAATTTACAAGGAAAGGAATGATGTAAATGGGAATGCCAGATATAAGCATTGTGTTTAGTAAATTAGCTGAAAGTGCTAGAGGTAGAAGTGCTAGAGATACAGTTTGTATCATAACAAAAGATACAGCTGTTAGTGGCTTACATACTTATATCAAAGATGAACAAGTTGAAAAAGATCAATATACCGATACTACTTTAGCAAAGCTTTTGAAAGAAGGTTTCACAAAGTATGGCGTATACAAAATTATTGTATATTCAATTAGTGGTGAGGATGCAACGCTTGATACTGCTTTAGCAGCAATTAAAAAATTGAATTATCAGTGGTTAGCTTTTAACTTTAAATTAGAAGAATCAGAACAAACTAAAGTTAAAGAATTTAAAAATTTAAGGTTAAAAAATCATGCACCTATACAGGTAATTGCAGTAGATTATGCTGCAAATGATAAATTCATATCTAACTTTACTGGATCTGGAATAAAAGTAAATGGTGTAGCTATGGAGGATTATCAATTTTCATTAAAAGTAGCATTTATTTATGCGACTTTATCAGTTACAAAATCAGCAACATTCTATGTATTAGATGATGTAACTGCAGCTGATGAAATTGAGGATGAAGATGCAGCAGTAAATGCGGGTAAATTATTTATCACATTTGATGGTGAAAAGTACAAGCTTTCAAGAGCAGTAAATTCATTAACTACATTAGGAACAGATGAAAAAGCGTCTATGAAGAAGGTTAAAGTTGTATCTGGAATGTGCTTGATGCATAATGACATATTTAAGACCTTTAGGGATGAATATTGTGGCCAATGTGAAAACGAGTATGCAGATAGATTGAGATTGATTGCACAAATAGGAACTTATATAAAGAAACTTGAGGGTACAGTACTTAAGAAAGGTGCAACTAATGAGGTTGAACTGGATGCTTCAGCTATGAGAAAGTATATGGAAGCAGATCAAGATGATGAAGGAAACGTAAAAGTAAGCATTGATACAACAGATATGACAGATGATGAAGTATTACAAGATATAGAAGGATATTGTGAAACTAAAGTATTTGCAACTGGTGTAGTAAGATATGCTGATGCAATGGAAGATTTTAAATTAAATTTATTTTATTAAGAGTTGGTATAAACTAGCTCTTTTATTATGTAAATAAGGAGGAATTTTGATGGCAAGAACAGTTAAGAAATTAGTTAATGTTGTAAATGGTACATTTGGTCATTTATGGCTTAATGGTGTAGAAATATTTGCAGTTGATAGTTTTAATCTTGAATTAAAACTAGACCTTGAAGAAATTACTGGTAATGGTTCTTTTGATGTTGGTTACAAACTTAAAAAAATAACTGCAGAAGGTAAATTCAAAGTTCAGTATACTGACTCAATGGGCTTAAAAGATTGTGTAAAGACAATGCAAAAAGGTAAAACACCAGTATTTAATTTACAAACAAGTTTAGAAGATCCTGATCAGTATGAAGGACAGATTGAATCAATATATGTTGGTGAAGCATGGCTTGAAAATCTTATTGTTGCTGATTGGGAAAAGAATAAGATGGTTGGTAAAGAATTCAGCTATAAAGCTAATCCAATGAGTATTGATGTACTTAAAGAAATACTTGATAAAGAAGGCATTAAGATTGCAGCATAGGAGGGATTATTTTGGGTAAAGAACAACAAAAAAAGAAAACACTCACTCTTGCTGATATTATCAGCAAGAATAAACAAATGAATAAAGGTTTTAGAGGAAAGCATTTTTTAGAAAATTATGAAGCGGATTTTTATTTCAAGAAATGTGAAGAAGAATTTTTCTTCGATTTAACAGATAAATATCCTGAGGTATTTGATGATAAGAAAGATGCAAGCATGAGCGAATATATGAAAGCAATGCATAGACTTTTATATGAATGCTTATTAGTTAAAGTAGATGAAAATTATATATCTTTAAAAGATAAAGGTGTTCAAGATGCTTTAGGAGTTAACCCAGCTGAACCCGAAAAGATTATTGATAATACTGTAAAGAAGTTTTTACCTAAATTTGAAGATAGAGCTGTAATGTTCAGCGAAATACTAAAATTTAGTGGGTTTGGCGGAAACACTAAAAATGATGTAGCTGAAAAAACAAAAAACTAATATTGGAAGATGAACGCTTAATGACTATTGGTTATTTCACCTGTAGGGGGATTGATCCTTACAGGCTTTCTAATATGAGTGCATATGAGCTTATGATTATGAATCAATTTGCAATCATAGAAGAAGAAAGAAAAGCTAAAATAGTAAAATCTATTTTAAGTTCTTTATCTTCCAATGAAGATGATGGAGGTGTGGATATTGGCTAAAGAATTTAATGTAAGTGCAGTATTTTCTGTAAAAGATATGTTCACATCACCTATAAAAAAGATAAAAGAAGCAACTAGCGGTGTCAAGACTGCTATGAAAGAAGCAGCCACATCTACAGATACTTTAAAAAGTTCTATGAAGAGCGTTAATAATCCTGTAAATAGTGTTGTAAATGCTTTTAAGAATTTAGTTTCTAGTGGATTTGAAAAAGTAAAGTCTGGTGCTAGAGTTGTTGTCAATTCATTAAATGAAGTTTCAAATGTGGCTGGAAAAGTAGCAAGTTCGTTTAAAGCTTTTTCAGCAACAGCCACGGTAGCAATTGGAGCAGGTATAAAAGAAGCTGGAACATTTAGTCAAGCAATGGCAAAGGTTCAGGGAATAACTAATGCAGATGCTGAAACTATGAAATTATTGACCGATACAGCTAAAACTTTTGGAGCAAGTACAGCCTTTACCGCTACAGATTGTGCTAATGCACTTGGATATATGGGACAAGAAGGTTGGACTGCTAAGGAAAGTATGGATCATTTAGGAGAAATGCTTGCAACAGCAGGTTCAGAACAATTAGATTTAGCAAGTTGTACAAGTGATGTAATTCATAGTATGGCAACTATGGGAATGACAAGTAAAGATACAGGTGCATATGTTGACAGATTATCTAAGGTAGCAAGTTCATCTGGTGCAAGTGTAAATGAATTGATGCAAGCATATATGGCTTGTGGTGGTCAAATGAAAGCACTTCATATTCCTTTAGAAGAAAGTTCAGCTTTACTTGGTGCTTTAGGATCTCAAGGAAAATCTGGAGCAGAAGCTGGTAATGCACTTCAATCTATGTTAGTTAATTTCATGGGTCCAACTTCTACTACTGCTGGAGCTCTTAAAACTCTTGGGGTAAGTCTTTATGATGACACTGGAAAAACAAAAGATTTTGTGCAAGTATTAAGAGAAACAAAAGAATCAATGTCAAAAATGACAGATAAACAAAGAGATTTATTAGCAGCTCAATTAGGAGGTAAAACTCAACTTGATACATTAAATGCATTGTTAGCAGCATGTGGTGAAGAGTATGATAAGGTTAATGAAAATGCTGGTAATGCTTTGGGCGTACAAGAAAAATATAATAATCAGATGAAATCATTTGGTGGCCAACTTGCTATTTTTAAATCAGAAGTATCTGAAATTGCTACAGATATAGGGCAACAATTTGCACCTGCCCTTGAAAAAATAAATGATGTATTAGGTAAAGTAGCTAATGCCTTTAAAGAAAATAATGGTAATAATGAGGTGGCTAGTTTTACAGCTAAATTACTAGGTATAATTGCTGTTACGGCTCCAATAGCTGGAGTAATTAAACTTATAACAGGCGGACTTGGGAGAATAGGAACAGCATTTTCAAAGCAAGATGGAATCATAGAGAAGATAATAGGTAAATATGGCAAATTTAATAGTGCTTCAGGAAAGTTGTTATCTAAATTAGGAACTTTATTAAACCCAATCAATATATTAAAAAGTGGCTTTAAGGGGCTTACAAATATTGTTACAAGTATACCTAGAGGTTTTACATTATTAAAGAATAGTATTACATCATTTCCTAGCCTTTTAAAAGGACTAGGTTCAACAGGGCTTACAGGAATAAGAACTTTATTTACTGGAATGACTAATTTAGTTAAGCATCCAATAAGTTCATTTAAATTATTATTAAGTGCTGGGCGTGGTGCTTTTACAGCAATAAAAACTGCAGTAATGGGAGTTATGTCTCCTGCATCTATAGTAATTGCAATAATAGCAGTAATAGTTGCTGCAGTAGTTCATCTTTGGAAAACTAATGAGCAATTTAGAAATGTTGTTATGAATGCATGGCAAAGAATACAGGATGCAGTATCAGTTGCTGTACAGGCTATTCAACAAATTATGTCTCAATTACAAGCATTTATACAAGCACATCAATCACAATGGGAAGCTTTTAAAGCAGCACTCGGTGCAATATGGAATGGTATATGTGCTGTTATAGGTGCTGTAGTAATTACAATAATAGATATAATAACTGGTATTGTCACTGAATTTGCTAACATAATACAACTTATTGCAGATTTATGTAGTGGAAACTGGTCTGCAGTTTGGGAGGATTTTAAAAATATTATTAAAAGTGCAATAGATATAGTAAAAGGTTGGTGGAATGATTTAGTTGGATTTTTCACTAATAACCCTATAGTTGCAAGTGTTAAAAAAGTATTTAGTGGCGGAGATGAAAGTCATGGAGAACCTGACTTGCCTACAGATGATGGAGGAAGTGGAGATAATAATATAGATGCAAATGCTGGTGGTAATGATAATTTCCCTGGCGGATTAACTACATTACATGAAAATGGTTATGAGGTATATGATTTACCTAAGGGCACAAGAATTTTTAATCATGATGCAAGTGTAGATATGGTTAATAAAATTGCTGCTAATGGTGGTAATAGAGGTATAAGTATTAAAATAGCAAAATTAGCTAATTCAATAATTGTCAGAGAAGAAGCTGATATTGATAAAATAGCAACTAGTCTTGCGAGAAAGTTAAAAATTGAAGCTATGAAGAAGGGGGATAATTGATAATGAAAAAACACTATATCATTGTTGAAGGAACTAAATATCAGTTGCCAGTTCCCCCTCAAAATTATGAAATAGAAACAAGTAATAATGTTAGTACAGTTAATCTAATAGGATTTGGAGAGATTATAAATGGAAGCAATCCTAATTTAAAAACATGGAGCATACAAAGATATTTTCCAAATACAAACTATTTACCTACTTATATAAGTAATGATGAAATATTAAGTCCATGGGAATATGTAGATTTATTTGAACCTTTAAGGGTTAATGCAACGCCTATAGAGTATATGATTACAGATACCTCCATTTATTTGCCATGTATAATAACAGATTTTAAATATGGCGAAGATGATGGAACTGGTGATGTAAATTATACATTAACATTTAAGGAAAATAAGAGTGTAGAATTGTATAATTACAATAATGTAATGGAAGCCAAGGGATGTGTAAATCCTAATGATGGTTATCATCATTTATGGCAAGTTAAGAAAGGAGAAACAGCATTAACTATTGCTAAAAAAGCTTATGGAGACTCTGAAAAATATAAGGATATATTAAAGAAAAATAACTTGAAAAATCCTAGTCAGTTAAAAGTAGGGATGTGGTTAAACTTATGATTGCAATATACTGTTTAATTAATAAAGTAAAATATAATTTAACATATCTTTGTGAATCTATAACAATAAGTGGTAAAACAGGAGATGTATGCAGACAAGCTGATATAACTCTTGATTACGGTGCATTTACTAAAAATTTACCTGGTATTACTATCCCAGATTATACTCCAGTATGGGTAAGAGATGAAAATGCAGATGGGAGCTTTAAGGAAGGTTTAATAAGTGGAATATCAATTGATTTTTCTAAAGATCACGAAAAATATATACTAACTGTATTTGATTTTGCTTATTATATAAAAAGAAATAAAGTTACTGAAAATTTCACAAATACAAGTCCAGAGGAAGGAACTAAAAAAATTTGTAATGATTTTGGCATAAATGTAACTTATCTATATCCTACTAATATAAGCATTAGCATGTTAATATCACAGCAAAATGCTTATGATACAATTATGGGACTATATACAGAAGCAGCTAAGCAGACAGGTGAAAAGTATTTTTTACAAGCTAACTATAATAATGAAATTGGTGTTTATAGAGTAGGAAATCACTTATGTGATACTCTTATATGTGCATGTAGTGACAATAAAAATGTTGCTAATGGTAATCTTATCAGTATTGAATATAAGGAAACTGGTAGTAATTTAGTTAATAAAGTTAATGTTTACGATAAAGATAATCAGCTTATAGATACTATTACAGATTATATAAATTATCCAGTTGAGACATATGGAATATTGCAAGAAGAATATGTTCAAGAAGATGATAAAGATTATAATACAGTCGTAAATGCAAGTATTTTACACGGTATAGATAAAGATTTTACTGTTGAAATTTTAGGAGATTTTCATTTTTGGTGTGGAAGTTCTGTTAAAATATATGCTCCTTGGTTATGTTCTGATTTAGATAAAAATGCTGATGGTACTTATAGAACTGCATATATAAGGGCTGATAGTCATACATGGGATTTAACTACTAATTCTTACATAACTAAACTTGAACTTACTCTTAACGCTGAAATGGATGAGAAAGAGTTAAATGATGCTAATAAAGATGCTGATGACATGAAAAATAAAGATGAATATAGTTCAAGTAAAGTTACTGGTGCAAGTGTGGTTAAATATGCTAAAAAATTTTTGGGATTACCTTATGTATGGGGAGGAAC